ATAGTTGAGATTGAATTCTCTATAGGTTCTAAAAATTATATGGTAAGAAGAGGTATCAAACCTAATATCTTTGAAATATATTTGAACGATGAGTTTATTAACCAATCAGCTGACGCTAGAGATTTCCAAAAGAAACTTGAAAAAACTATTCTCAAGATGAACTATAAGTCGTTCACACAGATAGTCATTTTAGGTTCCTCTAGCTTCACACCCTTTATGAAACTCTCAAATAATAATAGGAGAGATGTTATAGAGGATATCTTGGATATAGACATATTCAGTCTTATGAACACCCTTCTTAAAGAAAGGTCATCTGTATTGAGAACGGATATTTCACAGAATGATTATGATATAAAGTCTCTAGAGTCTGGTATTGAGATGAAAGAGGAATATATTGAAAAGTTGAAAGGCACAAAGCAAGATAGAGTTGAATCTGTTAAAAGGGAAATCCAAGATTGTAGAAACACTATATGTGAACTACAACTTCAAATTAGTACAAAGATGGAAGAGGTTGAGTCAATAAATATTGGCGATATTGAAAAACTAAATTCCGACCTTGAGAAAAGAGTTGATGTTTTTAAGAAAATGAAAAACAATAAAGACAGACTCAAGAAAGAAAATAAGTTTTTTACAGAGAATGATCATTGTAACACTTGTCATCAAGATATTAATGAAGAACTTTCAGAAGAAATTATAACAAAGAATCAGAATAAGATAACTGAATTAGATGGTGCGTTTGTTGAAATACAGAAAATGATCTCAAGCGTTCAAGATTCTATAAAAGTTGAGCAAGATAAGGTTGACACTGTAAATAAAATTAACACCGAAATATTAAATCTGAACCAGGAGATTGGGTTTCAAAATAAGAGTATAGAAAAATACGAGAAAGAAATTCAGTTTCTAAAGAATAAGAATGATATGATTGACGGTGAGTATGAGTCATTAAATAAGATGAAAGATCAACTTCAAGAATCTAATCAAAATAAAATTGAATTGTTGGAAAGAAATGAAATATATAACATATGCAGTATGTTGTTGAAAGATACTGGAATTAAAACTAGAATCATAAAACAATATCTTCCAATCATGAATAAATTGATTAATGGATATTTAAATGATTTTGATTTCTTTGCCAATTTTAATCTTGACGAAAACTTTAGTGAAGTTATAAAATCAAGACATAGGGATGAGTTTTCTTATGACTCATTTTCAGAAGGTGAGAAACAGAGGATAGATTTGGCGATACTTTTCACTTGGAGGGAAGTTGCTAGAATGAAGAATTCTGTGAACACTAATTTACTAATATTGGATGAAGTATTTGATTCTTCACTTGACGCTGAAGGGACAGAAAACTTTATGAAAGTCATGAACTCTCTAGAAGGTAAAGGATTAAACACTTTCGTCATATCACACAAGACAGATTTATTAGCAGATAAATTTGACAAACAAATTAAATTTGAGAAGATAGGTAACTTCTCTCATAAAAAATAGTTGACATTATTTTTGAATTGTGTTATAATGAATATATAACACTTAACTAGGAGATTTATATTATGAGTGCTATTTCAGTATCTGAAGACACGTTGAGAACCTTGAAAAACCTTGCTAGTATTAACCAGTCGCTGTTGTTTACTTCTGGTAATACTTTATCCACCATTAACAGCAGTAATAATGTTTTATGTACTGCACAGATTTCAGAAGATTTACCTTCAGAATTTGGTATCTATGACTTGAATAATCTTTTAGGGACTCTTTCTCTATTCTCTAACCCTCAGTTGGATATTAACTCTTCTGAAGGCTATATGACCATCCGTGACGGTGAGAACGCTTCAACTACAGTAAAGTACACCTTTGCTAGTAAAAACCTTATAAAAGTTCCCCCAAAGAGTCATATAACATTACCTTCTGAAGATGTTTCTTTCACTCTTGATGCGGAAACTCTTGCTAAATTACAGAAAGCGAGTTCAGTTATGGGACTCCAGTATCTATTTGTAAACGGTTCCGACGGTGTTATTACAGTTGAACTAGGTAAACCTAGTGATGCTAACAGTAACAGGTTTAGAATTGTTGTAGGGGACACATCTCACGAGTTCTCTTTCATTTTTCTAATGGAAAATATTAAACTTCTGCCAGACGATTATGATGTGGTGATTTCTTCTCAATGTATTTCACAGTTCACATCCTCAAACTCTAACAGGACATATTGGATATCTACAGAAACTGGTTCTAAATTTAATTCTTAAGGGGTGCTTATGAATATTGGTGAAGAGTATATCTGGGCTCAGAAATATAGACCAAAGACAGTTGATGAGTGTATCATTATAGATGAACTCAAAGATAGATTTCAGAATTTCATAGAGAAAGGGGATGTTCCTAATCTCCTGCTCCATGGAACTGCTGGGACAGGAAAGACAACTGTCGCAAAGGCAGTTTTGGAGACTCTTGGTTGTGACTATATAGAGATCAATGGTTCACTTGAAGGTAGAAATATTGACACTTTGAGAAACACTATCAAGAGTTTTGCTAGTTCTGTATCATTCACTGGTGGTAGAAAGTTTGTATTGTTAGATGAGGCTGACGGTTTAAACCCCACTTCATTACAACCTGCTTTGCGTGGGTTTATGGAAGAGTTTTCTGCTAATTGTGGTTTCATTCTAACATGTAACTTCAAGGATAAGATTATCAAACCATTACATTCAAGGTGTAGTGTGATAAACTTTTCTATCCCTAAAGATAAAAAACCTTTGATTGCTGCTTCTTTCTATAAAAGGGTTTGTCAGATTTTGGTTAAAGAGGGTGTGAAATATGAAGGTGGAGTTGTTGCTAAATTGATTCAAAAACACTTTCCTGATTTTAGAAGAGTGTTGAATGAGTTACAGCAGTGTGCTAGTGCTTCTGGTGGTATTACAGGTGATGTTTTAGTGTCACAAGATACTGCTATGGATGAACTTATCGTTCATCTAAAAGAAAAAAACTTTTCTAAAATGCGTGAATGGGTTGCTAATCATGGTGATACTGACCCTGAAAGGTTTTTTAGAAAGCTTTATGATGGCATGTACGATTGGATGAAACCTGAGACGATCCCTACAGTAGTTGTAACGCTTGCGGAATATCAGTACAAGGCATGTTTTGTTGCTGATCAAGAAATTAACACTGTTGCTTGTCTCACCGAACTAATGGCTAATGAGGTTTGTAAATGAAATTATTCGAAGAACTTGAAGATGAAGTGAAATTTGATGATGAAGATTGTTCCAAAGAGAGTTATTGCCCATTCAAGTTCTTTTTGAAGTCTATAAATACCACTAAAGAAAATGTTTTATTGGAAGATAGCAATGGTAAGATAGAGGAAGCATACAATTCTTTTATTATTAATAAATCTTTATCACACTTCCCAGATACCATTATGCAAGCTAATACAATGAATCAATATTTCGAACTTGACAAGAAACTACAATATGACTTTTTACTAAATAGTATTAGAAAGAAAAAAAGATTTAGTAGGTGGATAAAGTCAAACATTGAAGAGAATGTTGATGTTGTGAAACAATATTTCAAGGTTGGAAATGAGAAGGCCGTTGAAATATTATCTTTACTTGATGATGAACAATTATCTACAATAAAAAAAGAATTGAGTGAAGGTGGAATAAGTGGAAGAAGAAGTAATAGTAAAAGAATTCGTGGAGATAAAGCTTAAGAAGTCTGAAGATTTTTTGAAGATAAAAGAAACTTTAACAAGAATGGGAATACCTTCTGTGAAAGAGAGAAAACTTTTTCAATCTTGTCACATTTTACATAAAAGGGGTAAATATTATATTGTCCATTTTAAAGAATTGTTTAAGCTCGACGGAAAAGATGCAGAAATAGAAGAAGAAGATTTACAAAGAAGAAATTTAATTTGTTCCCTTTTAGAAGAATGGGAATTAATTGAATTGGTCGATAAATCTAAAATTGAAGACAAACTTCATATAAAAAAAATAAAAATAATCCCATTCTCTAAAAAAGATGAATGGAACTTAATAGCAAAATATAATATTGGTAAATATTGACATTAAATTTGATTCTGACTTTTTAGTCAGATTTATAAACTAAACAAAAGATGCCGAATATCGGGTCTTTATTACTCAACTTGCTTATTTAAGGAGTTGAACAAGGAGTTATTATGCAAATGTCGAAATTTTTTGAGTTGGCAATCGCTGACAGTTTTTTGAAAGATAGTTTCAGTTTCAAAGCTGATTCTAATTATTACCCCCCACACAATATCCTAAAACATAATGATAATAGATTTGTTTTGGAAATTGCGGTTGCAGGTTTTACACAAGAAGATTTACATGTTGTTCTAGACAAAAACACTCTAGTTGTTACAGGTAATAAGAAAAGGGATGAAAATCTTGATTCTGTTGACTATCTTCATAAAGGTATTGGAACAAGAAGTTTTAACAAATCTTTTGTTTTGGAAAGATATTTAATAGTGAAAGATGTAAAACTTTCTGATGGAATTTTAAAAATAGTTCTAGAAAGGGTTGTACCTGAAGAGGAACAACCTAGAATTTTAGAAATAGGATAGTTTAAACTTTAAATATGGTGAGAGGATATCCTCTCACCTATATATTATGATGATGCACTTTAATTTTATTTTACTTTTTTCAATTTTACTTTGTAGTAACTATTATTCAGATTTCATTTTTGAAAAACCCTCAAGAACTGTTGACAGAGTTTTTATCCATTGTAGTGATAGTGACTGGAAACATCATGATGACATTTCTGTTATTAGAAAATGGCATGTAGATGAGAATGGTTGGGGTGATGTCGGATATCACTTCTTTATAAAAAGAAATGGAACCATTCAGAAAGGTAGAAGTTTGGAACTTACACCTTCTGCTCAAAAAAGAAACAATGTGAGAACAATAGCTATTTGTTTACATGGTAGAGAAAAATTCACAAAAAAACAATTTGAGTCTTTAAAAAAACTATGTTTAGAGATTCACAATTCATATCAAGGAAAGGTGACTTTTCACGGACACAGGGAAGTTGCAAGAGAAAAAACTTGTCCAAATTTTGATTACGTTAAAGTGTTGAACTTAGATGGACACGGACGTATGAAAGGAATAGAAAATGAACATTTATGCGATGAGACTAAAAACAGGTGAAGAAGTTAT